CATAGGCCCCAACGTCGCATTCAGTGGCGCAGCGGGCGTGGGCCATGGTCGCGTCAACGCATTAGCCACAGACCCGGCGGGGGATCACGCCCACTTTCTGCACATCAATGGCGCGGGTGACCACAGCCACGCGGTCGGCATCGGTCCCGTCGGTGATCACGCTCACGGTGTAACCGTTGCTGCGTCCGGAGGCTCCGAAGCCCGCCCCGTCAACCAGGCCTTGCTGGTCTGCATCAAATATTGAACAGAGCGAGAAGACCATGAACAGCAGAACCGTCTACCAGACCGACCCTTTAGGTTTGTACATCGGCCCGGTCGAGGCCGATGAATCGCCTTTGGAGCCTGGCGTTTTTCTGATTCCCGGTGGCTGCGTCGAGACGCCACCGCCGCCGGCGCCCGAATTCAAAATCGCCTGCTGGACGGGCAAGCGCTGGCAGTTGCTGGATTACTTTGATGGGCTGATCGTTTACAGCACCGCCACCGGTGAACCGCTGACACTCAGTGGCCCCGGCCCGATACCCGGCGGCTACACGACGAAAAAACCTGAACCTGGGCAGATCTGGAAAAACGGACGTTGGGTCGATGATCTGGATACGCAGTTGGGCAAGTTGTACCCGCAAAAACTGGAGGCGATCAACACCGGCTGCGCGCACTACATCGAGTCCGGTTTCATCTCCGATGCCTTGGGCGAGCCTTATCGCTACGACAGCACCCTGAAAGATCAGGTGAATCTGCACGGGCTGATTGCCAGTGGCCTGGACGGTCTCTACCCCTGCTATGGCAGCGACAACCAGAAAGCGTTTGTCGAACACAGCGCCGCTCAGTTGCACCGCGTCGGCCAGCACCTGGTGAACTTCAAACAAGCGGCCCTGAAGCAGGCGCAGCGCCTCAAAACCGCCTTGGCAAAAGCATTGACCGACCTCGATCTGCCAGCCATGCAGGCCATTGAATGGAGCCCCGCACCGTGAGCTGGTCACCGGTCACCCTGCGCTGGCCAGAGCAGGCCACAAAGTGGATGAACGACTTGGGGCCCGCCAAAGAACTGGCCGGCTTGGAACTCGCCGATACCGCAAAGCGCCTGGCTGATCTGGACGGGTTGGCCACCACCAACCCGGGGCCGGTGGGGCCTGCCGCAAAAGCCGCCGTCGCAGCGGGACGCGCGGCCATGTCGGAGCAGATGGGCCAAGCGCCCGCGTGTATTGCTATCACCCCGTTTCAAAGCGGCGTCGGCCAGGGGCGCGGTTACCAACGGTTTCTGTCGGCACCCAATCTGGTGCAGTTACTGGCCGACAAACTCTTGGACGGCACCAACACCCCTCGGGCCGACGGCGACCAGCACGCGCTGACAGTGATGTTCCTGGCCACCGGTTACGACCAACTGGCCAACGCCCTGGCACACTTCAATGCGCTGATGCCGGTACCGGAACTGACCCGCGCTGAAAAGCGCGCCCGGCACTTATCCCGCCTTGAAGCCGAAAAGTGGGAACTACCCACTGCCGGCCCGCTGCCGCGTTGGGGCACGTTGCCGCTGGAGCGCTGCACCCTCACCAAAGCGGCCAGACAATCGCTGTCCGGCCAACTGTCGTCGCTGGAAAGCTACACGGCGGACAGTTCACCCCTGGCGGACCTGTCCGCTTTGGCGGCGCGTAAGGTTGCCCAGGGCGCTGCACGAGACCAGCAGTTGAAGGATCTGCAGGACCACTTGGCCAACCCCACCCCGGACATGGCAATACGCGCCCGCATGATCGGCCCCGGCAATATGGCCGAGCTGCGCCGGGGCCTATTGACCGGACCTACCCCAGGGCATGAATGGGTGCTGAGCGCCGGCCTGATGCTGGTCGGGCCAAAGGAAGGGCTGAGCTTCGTCCAGGAACTGGTGGGCCTATGACGCTGCTGCTGGACGGCCAGAAGGTCAACGGCAAGTCGCTCAAGGTGACGGCCAACCTGAAAATCGAAAGTGGCGACATGTCCGGCCAGACCAGCAACACCGCCAGTTCGCACAAGGGGTTCAAACCAAAAGCCCTCACTGTGGCACTACTGATCCCCTACCGCGATCGGACTCACCTGACCGAGATCATGCGCTTGGCAGAAGCCACCGCCGACGGCGGGCAGCTCAAGACCTATCGGCTGGTCAATGACACGGCCGAGGCCTTCGGTGTGCGCCAGGTGCAGTTCAGCGACACCGTCAGTGCCCGCGAGGATGACAACCTCTCGGCCTGGCGGGTGCAGTTCACCCTCACGGAGAAACTGTCGAACCCCGAGCGGGTCGAGACTCGGCGCCCTGGCAACCAGGTGCACCAGCAAGGCGGTGCCGGCGGCGGTGTAGCTCATCCATCGGCTTCACCAGAGGCCGGTGACACAGCGCCTGAGCTCAGTGGGTTTGAAAGCATTCTGAAACGCGTCGACGACTACCTGGCCCCTGCCCCATGAAGCTGCACAAAGTATTAAGCATCAACGGCCAGCCGGTTGACCTGGTCCGCGACGAGGTCCGTCTGGACTTGCGCACCCCGGGTCGGGCCAGTTTTACCGTCAAGGCAGCGGCCACGCTTCGCGGGCTGGTCACGCTCGACCTGGGATATAACGACAAACCGTTGCAGCGCCACTTTGTCGGTTACATCGAGCGTAGCACCACGGCCAACACGCAAGAGCAGGTTCTGTTCTGTCGTGAGGTGGCGGCGATCCTCAGCTACCCCCTGCCCATGGCGCTGCGTCACGTAGACCTGAGCGCAGTGCTGATTGAGGTCAGCCGCCTGACGGGGCTGCGCTTTCGCGTACCGGACACGGCCTATGCCAAGGTCAGGACGCCTTACTTCTACTCGCTCGGCGGCGGCATTCAGGCGCTGGACAGTCTGGCGCAGGTATTCAGCATTCCCGACTTCGTCTGGCACCAGCAAGGTGACGGCGAGGTGTACGTGGGCAGTTGGGCCAACAGCTACTGGGGCACCCGGCCAGCGCTGCAATTGCCGGTCGAGCTGTTCGACGCCTATCAAGGCAACCGGAGCGCCGAGATTGCCGCCCTCCCCGGCTTGCGCCCTGGCGCATCTATCAACAATGGCCAGCGCATCACCTCGGTGACGCTGACCGGTACGCAAATGGTGCTGAAATGGAAGACGCCGTAACCCGCATCATCGAGCGGCGGTTCCCGGAGCTGGTCGGTGCCTATCACCTGCCCCGCTTCGCGCGTGTGCTGTCGGTTGCCGATGCACCGGCCGATGCCGGCCTGTGCGATGACTTCCGCCCGCGCTATGGCGTTGACCTGGAAGTGCTCGGCCCCGATGGCGAGGCAGATCCACAACTGCCGCACTTGCTCGGCGTGGCCTTGCCAGTGCCTGGCGGTGGCAACGAGATAGGGTTTTATGCGTTCCCCGAAGAAGGCACCACCGTGGTGGTCAGCTTTGCCTACGGCTTACCGCACAAGCCTTTCATTCTGCAGATCCTGCCGCACGGCCTGAGCCTGCCAAAAGTGCCCAAAGGCGATCAGCTCTGGCAGCACAGCGATGCCGTGCAACAGCGTGCCGACGCCGAGGGAAACTGGACGCGACAGACAGACGCCAAGATGACCGACCGGGCCAGCGAGCGCGAGGTTGAAGCGCTGGACAACACCGAGCGCTATCAGACCAGCGTCATCGAGGTCGACGACCACAGCACCGAGACGGTCGGTGGCATCAAAAAGACCGAGGCGCTGGGCGCGCTGAAATTGTTATCCGGTGGGTCTGCCAGCCTGGCGGCCGTCGATGATCTGCACATGGCTACCGGGCGGGATTTAAATCTCGTAGTGGGGCAAACGCACAACGCCACTGTGGGTGGCGACATGCGCGAGCAGATCCAGGGTAGGCGCGAAAGTGTGGCGGCAGAACAACGGCTGACCGCGCTCAAGACCCACTTGGGGTCCGAGGCGGTCAACGTGTTGCAGGTACTGTGTGATGTGATCGATCTGCTGGAGCAGATGAATATTACGCTCGCCGAGCACAAACATGGCCCTGCTCAGCCGCCAAGTAACGCCGGAGTGTTCATTGAATACTCCGACACCTTTTTAGCGCTTGCCGAAAAGTTAGAACCGATCTGCTTATGAAAAACAGCAAATGAACAGTCAACTAAGTAAATCACTATACTTCACTCTCAATAAACCAGAAGGTTCTGCAACCGACAGACCACCCAACAGTTCAACAATAGCCTCCTCTGACAGACGGTCAACACGGACACTTACAATTTCTCCCGAGTACTTAGTCAAAAACGCCTTTCGGAGTTGCTCCTCTGTAACCTCCGAGGGGAAACCATAAACTTGAAACCTGAGTATATTAGCCATGAACCGCTACCCCTTTAATATGAATTTCTTCTTTAGATTTCCATACCCCATACACTTTTCACACTGTAAGAAATAACAGTCTTTTAAAACACTTTGATATAAGACCTATAGCCCTACGTAAGCGTTGAGGTTGAAATGCAGGACATCCGCTGCGGCCACTGTTGCCGCAAACTCGCCGCCGCCAGCGGCTTCACCGAACTACAGATCAAGTGCCCGCGTTGCCGGACACTCAACCACCTGAAGGACCCGAGCCTCCCCCCAGCGTGCCGCGAGCATCCAGAACAACGAGTTCCTGAATGCAGCAACCCACTATTGGCAGCCTGTTCGCAGGCATAGGAGGCTTTGATCTTGGATTTGAAAACGCCGGATACCGCAGCGCTTGGCAAGTCGAACTCAACCCCATCAACCGGGCTGTGCTTGCCGATCGATTTCCCCATGCACAGCAATTTGAAGACGTGCGCCAGTGCGGCGCTCACAACCTCAGTCCCGTCGATGTCCTCACCGCCGGATTCCCCTGCCAGGACATCAGCGTCGCCGGCGCCCGGGAAAGCAACCGAGACACCCGCGGGCTGCACGGTGCCCGCAGCGGCCTGTTCTGGGAAGTCGTACGAATCCTCAAAGAAACTCAACCTCGCTGGGTGGTGCTTGAGAACGTCGTTAACCTGCTCGCTGTCAACGATAGCCACGACTTTGAAACAGTCATCCGGGCCCTTGCGGAGTGCGGGTATGTGGGATTTTGGCGAGTGCTTAATGCTCAATATTTCGGAGTCCCCCAGCAACGTCGCCGAATATTCCTGGTCGCGGGTTTTAGACGCATGCCCCCCTTCGAGCTGCTGGCTGACGCCGCGCCAGTGGACGCAATACCTCCAGCGTCTCAGTCGCAGCAATGGCCACGGCCCGCGGATGCCTGGGCTGCCAATACTCTATTGGCCAACAAAGCCGGATCCCAGATCGCTATGGGCTGTACCACTTTCGTCGCTCACGCGAACGGATGGCATCAGATGGCTGAGCGGCAGCGAGCGTCTGAGGATGATGGGTTTTGCCTCGGACTGGATGCGGCCAACCTTGCGGAGGCTTTCGCTGCCGGAAACGCCGTTGTTACGCAGGTCGCGGAGTGGGTTGGGCGGAAGCTGATTGCAGCCGGCTGAATCGCCAGCTGTACGGACGTTATCCGTACGGGGATTGACATTCCCCGGACGTACGGCTATTGTCCGTATGGCTAGCAAGAAAAATAAATATGACATAAAGCAAGAATTAGGAACGCCCATATAAACGAGAGGAGCGATCATGGCGATCAAAAGGGCCCACAAAGCCCGAACCCGAAAATGAAACTACCACTAACTTGGGAAGGAAGAAAAACCGTATTACACACAGCAGGTATGGAAAATGACCACTTTAGATGAAACGCTTAAATCAGCTAAAAGCGCAAGACTTGAAATTAAAACCACTGACTTTGTAAAAGAACTCATCAAAAAAGCAGCATCGATTCAAGGCTTAGACATGACATCTTTCATAATGGCTTCCGCTTTTGAAAAAGCTGAAGCGGTTATTGAAAGCCATCGAAGACTTGAAATTTCAGAGAAAGCATTCTCCAGATTGCAACAGGTGCTCTTGGAGGATGAAACCGCCGCGCCATCAAAAGCGCTACTTAAACTAATGCGAGGGAACCATGAAAACAGAAGAGACGCCGGCATGTGAAATTGACAGCAATTTGCTTTCCAATTTCGACAAGTACAAATACTTCAAAACGTTCAGTTGTGGAGTTGATGTAATCGATTTGTATTATAAAGACAACCTCAAACGTGCACTGAAAAGCGAAAATGTTAAAGCTATTGGTGCAATTTCATCAACGGGAGAGGTTGTCGGGTTTTGTACCCTTACAGTGACAGATATTGATAAGGTAATGGCCCAGAACGGCATCGATGATACTAACTTGCCGAAGCACGTTCCTGTGGTACGGCTTGTGATGCTGGGAGTCGACCGAAACTATCAAGGTTGGGGCATAGGCCAAAAACTCTTGATGGAAACATTCAAGCAAGCGGCGCGGGTCCATAAAGAAATCCCGATCAAGGGTGTCTACCTGGACGCAGCACCCAATGCCGTCTCATTTTATGAGGAGCTTGGATTTAAGATCATTGACGAGCCTGATGCGAATCAAAGCACGAAAATGATGATTGGAATCAGGGTAATTCTGAGGGCGATTGAAGCCTCTTAGAATCAACATTTGATTCGCCTGCACAGCAAATTGCAGGCTTGCCTATGTCGCTATCAATGTAACTCTGTTGGCCAGAATTCCATTGATAGCGAAGCCAAGCAATATCTTCTGTGTGACCTTTCATATCGAGAGGTCACGCAGTCTTATCTGGATTTCACTGCGCAATGCAGAATCCGGGATAGCTCGGCTCCACCGATCGCGCTATAAGCACGCTTTATGGACAACTTCCAAGATGTGAAGTGATCAACGACCGAACCCACGTATTACCTTCAGATTTCCATCGAAAGATCTCCCCCAGCTCTCGCGCCGCTTCAATAGCGGTGATGCCTCTATACAACTGCAACACCTTCCCGCTCTCGACGCAGCGTATGTCCGCGCTGGCGCCTGTTCTTTCCAGCCAGGGGCCGATCAACCGATAGGTTTCGTCGTAGCGAGCCATGGCTTCACTGACCGAATCAACGCGCATTTCGTAGCGCCTGTTCACTTCGAAGGATAGGACGTAGGGCATGAGAAAATCCTTTTCGTATGCCTAGGCACCGCGCCGTAGGTGAACCCATTTTTACCAAAAGCTCCGTTGGAGAAATGTAGGAAGACTCCCGTATATAGGGCTCCAGAACAGACCGAAGCCGAGGAAAAAACACGGAAAACCGCAAAATGGTGTGAGGGTCTGTAGGCAATATCTCGCGTGCGACGTTGAATCAGACTTTTGTATAGGCACAAAGGCGAACACGATGGGTTAGTCTGACCGAGGAGATACGGTAGTCGAGCGCATCCACACTAGGGAAAGGTGCATGGAGTATCACGGACAAGCGGAGCTAACGTTACAGTGTTTCAAGCCGTTCTATGCGAAGCAGCAAATCAATGCCCATATTCATGTGACCCATGATCGTCGTAGTGACCAAGTGATCCTCAATTTCGAAGCCCTGCTGATCAGCATCCCGGTAGCAGAGATCAGCGTGGCAATTAATGGAGTGGTGACCACGTTCGTTGTCTTTACGAGCAAGTCGGCGGGGACGCTGCACGAATTTCACTGCTATCCCAAGAATCAATGAAATCTGCACGCTAGGCCATGAAGGCCAACACCGGGATGATTTCTTGCGGCACTCGCCCCGTCAGCACCAGAAATCGACGCCACACGCCGTACGGGGGCGCCTTGCTGCCATCCTTGAACGCTCTCACCCTCCGATCGGAAGACAGTCCCAGCAGAGCCGCCAATTTGGCGTCGGTGTTGTAAGCCGGAAATTGCGCCTGGAAGTGCCGAAAATAGGCGCCGATCAAGTCTTGGTGCGGCGGGCTCCACCCCTCCGACTCCGTCAGCAAGTGGGTTCTGGGGTACTGGCTTTCATCAACTTCCGTTTGGCCTGGGAGCCGGGGAGCCTTTAGATTTTCCAGTAACTGCACCATTGCCGCTTTGGTAGCCGCTTCAAAAACAACCGCCTGTTGTTCGGCGATGCTCGGTAAATCGATCTTCATGTACAGCTCTCCTATGTGCCTTACGAAGCGTCAGGGGCCTTTCGACCCCCTTCTGCTTACCGTGGCGACAGCTCGATACGTCGAACGTCTGAAACACGGATATTGACCAGACTCAACGTCCCGGTGGCTACCCTCTGCCAATCGCCCCGCTGGTGAATCGCCGCGAGACAGTAGAACAGGTAATCCGGTAACAACAGATCAGTTCGCTCTACCCGGATCCCGATGTGCTCGGGGTTGTAGCTGCGGGTAGGCTCTCCACACCGTTGTATTGAGCCCCGCCGTACGATCCAGAAATGTGCCTCGGGAAAGCGCGTGCGGATGGTCGCTACCTGCGAAAGTTTCATCTCGTTCTCCGCCGGCGGCATGGCTAGCCCCCTCAGAGTCGAGTGGCTTTCTGCATGCCACCAACGAAATCGATATTAGGCTCTTTGAGCCTAATTACACAGCAATTATTAGGCTCAAAGAGCCTAATTACAAGTCTAAATGTTTCCTCTCTCGCCTCGGCATCCTCCCGGCCTACCGCTGCTCCCCCAGTCACGTAGGAAAAAAGCGATTATCCCTGACGACACCACCAGGATTGCGCGTAGGCACAACCATCAATGTACTCAATTCCGCTCAGTACAAACCCCGTTACGGACATTCCCGCGAGCGTCGCATCGAGCAGCGGCGGCAGTGGGTCAGGATCAAGCGGCATTCCCACGTCCACCCTTGCAACGTTCGCAGCTCTGCCCAGTTCCTGACAGACCAAAGAATTGACCATGACATTGCCCCTGATCGCGGGATACTGACGTCGAGCTTTGGCATCGAGCGCAATGCCGCGAAATCTCATTGGGGTGACCAGTACATGCATGTGGTGCTACTCGTCACCGGCAATATCGAGCATCGCCTCAATGGCAAAAGCCAACGCGCCATCTGCCAGCTCCAACATTTCCCCCAGCTCGTCGCCGTCGATTAGCTTTTGTCGGTGCAATGCATTGGCCCAGGTGAGCAAGGCTTTGTGATGCGCGCCCGGTTGGGCGAGCAGTGCGGATTGATCCATCAACATGGTCCGCCATTGTGAAGGGCCGTTTAGGTGAGGAGGTGCCGGGTCCAAAGTGTGATGGCGCATGGATGGATGCCCTCGCAAAAATACTGTATGTACAAACAGTATAATCACGCATCATCAGCACCATCCATTCGGGCCGACGAAACGACTTACGGGCTATTCATTCCCCTAACTCATGCAACCCTGGACAGAAAAAAGCCCGTTTCTGCCGAAGCTGAAGCGGGCTTTGAGCGCGGAGTTGACTGACTAGCCGGATTTGCTGGGCACATCCGTTGATTCGTAAATCCCTTCAAATGGATTCACGTGTATTCGTTTGCACATCTCCGAGTTCTTCCGGACGTAGACAACATCCTTCTCTACCGGCCCGCACGTTGTGACCTTGGATGTGTCAGCAATCACCGTGTAAGGAATGACGAAGTCAGCCGGTTCAAGCGTGAGCACACCCAGACCCAGTATCGATCCGACGAAAAAGATCTTCAGCCAAGGGAAATGCTCGACATCGTCCGGATTTGTTTTCACAGGTTTGGAACCAAAAAACCGCAACCCCATCCGCACGTACATGAACAAGCCAATCAGGATTAACGAGAAGGGGACGGAGTAAATAAATCCCCCAATCGTCGATGCGTAACGAATGTTCTCAACCTCAATTCCCGTCTGGGCATTGATGGCTTTCTCCGCGAGGATCTTGCAGCCGTACAAAACGACTGCCGTGTAGAGAAG